ATAATGGCTTTCGTAAGTTACGTGAGAAATCATCACCCCGCTTTATTTGAAGAAGCGTATGAGGCTGGATTAAAAAAAGAGATAACTTATGACTATTGAATCAAAAATCAAAAAACACGAAAAAGAAATAAAAATTTTAGAAGAAAATATTTCTGATCTTGTAGATCAAATTAAATATAAAAAAGATGTTATTTATTTAATAGAACATTATGGATTTAGTTTGCGTGCAATAACTAAAATTATGAATATTTTACATTCAACTATATCTAATTGGTTATATGGAAATAATGTCACATTCAATAAAAAACAACTATCCAAACTAAAAACTGGTTTGATTTTAATAAAAGAAAGATTGAAAGAAAATGAAGAATACACACCAAATTTTTGATTTTAAATAAGGTGCATTAGGTTATAGGTATTTAATAGATACTCTAAAAACGAAAGTATGTTTAAATGCGACCAAAAAGGAGCCAAGTCGCAGCCTTTATTTAATTACTGTATACTAAAAAAACTATTTTAGTGTTTTCCCCAGCTAACTTGGATTTTAATCCTTTTTTAAATCCACAACCAAGTTAGTCTGGGGTTTTTTTTATTTATAAAATTGTGTAAACTATCATTTGTGACAGATTATAAATTCAAAAATTATTTACTAACCATGCAATCTCATTGGTGTATCAATCAAAACACCTATGAAACTGTGCAAGAATCAATGCCTATCATTACTAAATTCAAATCTGAATCAGGTACTGAAAAATTACAACAAACACCTATAAACAAAATCGTAAAAAAAATATATCCTGATGTTTATAAAGTGCCTTTGTTTCGTAGGCAGTTTTGCAGAATGTTGGTTGATGAAATCAAACATATGGGATTTAAACCCAATGAGAGTGAAGATGAATTGAGGCAGATACCTGAAATTGTTTTGCATGAAAAGATGCCAGAGTTACATAGAAATATGTGGTACATCGTGCAGACTGTATTGAATCCAATCTTTTTTTCTTTATGGCAAAGACACTGCGCCAACATTGGCTCAGTACAGATTGCTAACTATAACCTTAAAGATAAACAACAAGGTGCTTATCACCATGATGATTCAGCTGACCTAACTGTGGTTGTGCCATTAAACACAGGTAAATATGAAGGTGGTGGCACAGAGTTTCATAATTATGGTGTAGTGCCACCCTTACCAACAGGACATGCTTTGATGTTCCCATCATTCACAATGATGCATAAAGGATTGCCAGTGCAATCTGGCGACAGATATTTATTGGTTTTCTGGTTGTATGATAGAGCTAGAGTTGAATATCTAAGCCAACATGGATTACCATAACTGGTCCAAATCAATGGTTTGTACACCACTGATATTATAAGGTTTATATATACCGCTTTCTTTTGCAGTTAAAATTTTACTAAGTGCTTGTTCGTTTTTAGATTGACCATACGCCAATGCTTCAGGTGTTAAATCATAAACCACATAAGGATATGGATGTGCTTTCTCTTGCGCTAAAAAAGAGAAGCCATCAGCTGGCAACCCGGCAACTCTACAAGCATCAACATATAAAGCTGCTTGCATAAAATATCTAAAGCCATTAATAGCACTTCTAAATCCTCTGGGTGATGCATCACGACAGGTTTTTAAATCCCAAGGTCTAACACCATCATGCCAATCCAATCGTGATTTGAATGGATGTCCATTCCACATAAAACAAATTGTTAGCTCAACCTTATGCTCAGGTTTAGGAATATATTCACTAACCACTTCTCTGCGCTCTATGCAAGCGTCATACATGGTTTGTGTAATAGCAGTGCGATTGCCAATACTATTTTCAAAGTCCTCATACTCTTGTTTACCTAATTTTGTACGTCTATCGAACTTAGGTGAGACAACAAACTCTTTATCAAAGTTATGTTGCTCTAAAAATATTGTGTGCTGTACTCTACCCTCAAGTAAAGCTGGTGATTCATTAAACCCTTTTTTATTTTTCCATGTATATACACAGCGGTCAGCTTCTTTTAAATCTGATGCCCTATACGCTGGTATCTCATTGTATTCTTCAAAAGGTAAATCTTCTATCACGCCTTCTTTAAAGTTCATCTTCTTCTGCCATAAGGGAATTGAATTGTTTTACTGCTTTGCCATGCTTATAAGAAATAAATTCAATCAGTTTATTTAGATACCACTTAGCTTTTTGTAAATCAGTAATTGAACTTTGTTTGTGTTTGTAGCGATGAACATATTTAATAATGCAACCTTCTAGGTAAGATGGAAATTCATCGCCAAGTTGTTGTTGAATATAATCAATACACTCAATGTCATTTTTAGTATAATGTTCTGGATGATTTACTTCATCTTTCATATTGATTCCTTAAAAAGAAGGTCAGAAGCAACCCAAGGGTTGTCGGAGAAAGTGATGATAAAAGGTTGCTCCTGACCTGTTAAACTAAAATGGAATCTCTACCTCATCACCAGATTCCTCAACCAGACTGCTTAATCCAGCAGATGCTGTAGGTTGTGGTTGTGGTGGTGGTGCATTCTTAATGGCTGCTATGTATTCAAAACTTTCGTGAATCAAACCTTGTTGCCATTCTGGAATAGTGTCAAACACGTCTACCATTTTTTTGGATTCAGCATCACTATTACCATTAAATTCATTGCAATATATATCCAAATCAAAAATAACAGTTGGATTAATTGTTTCAGTAATTTTAAAATCATCTGGTTTGAAGATAGCTTTTATTCTAGCTCTACCTTCATCATTATGCTCAACATGTAACATCGCTGGCGCACCAATCATTTTACTTACGTCAAAACCTTGCAAATCGTCATTACTAAATGGTCTACCACGCCAAGTCACTAAATCCTTATATAGTGTTGCGTTTTCATTTAGTGAAGCTGTATATTTTTTGCCAATACTAAAAGGTCTGCCATCAGCCAGTGGCTGTAATGGTACTTCCCATGTTACAAAGATTGATTTGCGTTTTTTGGGTGGATTATCTTTCCACGTTTCTTCTCTGGTTCCAGCGTCAATTATCTTGTAACATACACCAGTATGTTCACCAGCTGATAATACTTCAAAGTCAGTTTTTTCTGCACTTATTTTCAAAGCCATACATTTTCTCCATTATTTACTGTTTGCTTATTGTTGTTAATTTTTATATGATTATACATCTTTTTAGAAATTAAACAATAGTGATGATAAATTATGGCATTAAAGATTTCACGCCCAGAAGTGAAAAGTTTTGACAGACCCTTAACCTCAGACGCACAACAACAATTTTTAAGTTTCATGACTGAAAATGGCATGGAACCTGACAAAAAGAAAGGTTTGGTGATTGATGGAAGCATAGGTAGAGCTTACGTTAATCTAGGTGGCGAAAGAAAGCTGTCAGGCTGGTATCAATTGTGGTTAGACCAATCTATACCTTTTGGTAGGATTGGTGATTATAGAACTTCAATGGACCAGCCTACAGCGATCTGGAAGCCTGAAAACAGAAAACGACAGACTATCACCAAGGCAGAACGTGAAGAAATAAACCAATTACAGAAAGAAGTTGAGATAAAAAAAGCAGAGAAATATTCCAAGTCTGCTAAACGCTCTCAGTCGCTCTGGGAGAGCTATGCAGAATGTGAAAGACATCCTTACCTAGAAAGTAAAAAAGTCCTCTCCTACAAGCTCAGAATTGACGATAGAGGGCGATTAGTTATCCCTTTGTATGACGAAGATTTATCTATCGTAGGATTGCAATACATAGACGAAAAAGGCAAAAAACTTTTCCTTACTGGTTCTAAAAAAAGCGGTAGCTTTTTTATTCTTGGACAAGAAATCTTCAAAACCTCAGACAAAATTTATTTGTGTGAAGGTTATGCGACAGCAGCGTCTATATATAAAGACATGGAACAACCTGTGTTTGTTGCTTTTGATGCCTACAATCTTTTACCTGTAGCAGAAAAATTATTCAATGTTCCCATCATAAAAGAACGAAAGTTTGTGTTTATCGCAGATAACGATGAGAAATCTAAGACAGGTGAGAAAGAAGCGAAGAAAGCCTGTAAGTTTATTATCAAAAACAAAGGCAGAGCTGAAGTTTTGATGCCAGAAACTCAAGGCGATTACAATGACCATGTTAATGCGATTGAAGGTGAAATATTACCGCCATTGCAAGTCTTAGATATGCACACTGAGATAGATTTCGTGAAGTCAGAGAAAGGCAGAATGCTCAACATCAAAGACAATGTACAGGCAGTGATGACTATGCATTCCATCAATGTTAATTACAATGTGATTAAGAAAAAGATGGAAATTGAAATACCCAACATGAAATTCATCGCTGACATGAAAGAAGAAGCCAGCTTGGTAGAAATTGAGGATAGATGCATACTAACTGGAGTGCCACACACCAGAGTTAGAGATTATCTCAAGATACTGGCAAAAGAATACAATCCTGTTAAGGAATGGATTGATAGTAAAGAATGGGATGGAACATCACGCTTACAAAACTTCCTGAATACCATAGAGTCCAGAAACTCCGATGTTCTGAAAGACATGTTGCTCAGGAAATGGTTAATTAGTTGTGTGGCAGCTGCTTATGAGCCTAATGGAGTCGAATTAGAAGGCATACTGGTATTTCAAGGAGCGCAAGGTCTAGGAAAGACGTTGTGGTTCAAAAGACTATGTGATTACAATAAAGGCTGGCTATTAGAAGGTGCAACGCTCAACCCAAGTGATAAAGACAGTGTAAAACGTGCTGTATCACATTGGATCGTGGAATTGGGTGAGATAGAGTCTACTTTTAAGAAATCAGATATAGACCAGTTGAAAGCCTTTGTGACAGCCAAGACTGATGAATTGAGGTTGCCTTATGACAGAGCATTTACCACCTATCAGAGACGCACTGCTTTTTTTGCGTCAGTCAATGGCAGAGAGTTTCTCACTGACAATACTGGCAATCGCAGATTCTGGGTAGTGTCAACTAAGGCGATTAATTTCAATCATGGTATAGATATGCAACAGGTTTGGGCAGAGGTGAAGGAAACACTGTATGTCGCTGGGCAAAAGAATTGGTTCTTATCCCCTGACGAAAGGGAGTTACTTCAGGACTCCAACGAAGGGTATAGAACCCAGAGTAGTGTTGAAGATTTGATTTTAGAACATGTAGATTTTGATAGTAAGGTCACACAACCAGTACAGATGACCAAGTTATTAAGAGACTTAGGCATACGAAACCCAAGAATGACAGACTTCAAAGATGCTAACAGAGTGTTACATCAAAGAGGAGTGGAGCCTAGAAGAACCAATGGCAAAAAAGTGTATGATCTAAGTTACACTAAAGTTATAGATGATAGTTCATTGAATGGTTTTAATGGTGGTTATAGTGATTGATTATGGCAATTAAAAATTTACCCAACCAAAAAGAAAAAAGAAAGCAACAAACATTAGATTTAGGTTGTGAGAATGAATGGGATGGTATGCCTGAGTTTCATCAAGAAGATTTAACGCCTTGGCATCAAGTTAATGTTAGGTTTAAGAATCAGGAAGATTTTGATAAGTTCAAAGAGTTGATGGACCAACACATTACACCCAAACAAAAGACTTTGTGGTTTCCTTACTTACCACATAGGATGGCATCGCACTTTCATTATGTGGATAAAGATGACACCTAAATATCCAATGTATATTGTTTCCAAAGGGCGTTGGGAAACCAGATATACCAGCATTGCATTGGAAAGATTGAAAATGCCTTATTGGATAATCGTAGAAGATCAAGAATATGATAATTACGCTGATGTTATACATCCTGATAAGATCCTAGTATTACCACAACAATATTTAGATGACTATGATACCTGTGATGACTTAGG